ATTTTTTTTTCATAGATTTTTCACCAGATTTTGGTGAACCACTACCTCTACAAACTCTAGTGTTTGCTGTTTGATTATTATATCTTGGATTTGACATTATTTTTTTCCTCCTCTAAATATTTGTGTACCCTTTATACCATAAATACTCGCCACTACAAGAATCCACAAATTTGTGAACCATGACGGGAGCTGAGAGAACATATCGAAAAATAATTTTACCTTGTCCATTGCTGTTGGGTCATCCGATATCACTGCCCACGCGAGCACCAACACGGGTAAACTGAGAACTACAAGGACCGCCTCGTCCTTCCAGTCCGATTGCCTTGCTTCTAATAATTTGCCTTGGTAAGCTTCCTCACCCTGGGCCATCTTTCTTGCATGCATCATTTGTGCATCCGCCATGAGCATTTTCGTCTCTTGACGCTTCTTAAAAATGTGAGTGCCTGCTTGTGCGGCTAATTTAATTGCCGATAACCACATATTAGATCCACTTAGCTTTTTTAGACTTTTCTTTTAGCATTCTTTTAGTTCCTCTTACTTCAACTTCTTCACCTTTTGCGATGTAGTTGTAAGAACCATCAGCTGTAGTCTTAGATCTAGGGTCAATTTCAAGATTCATTTTGTCTTCTGACTTGATTTCAACAATTTTATCTAATTTTTCCATATTTTCTCCTTGTGTGTTTTATTTTAACTGTTTTTTTAGTTTTTGTCACTAGCCTTTACGCATAATTGCAACATTTGGCATCATTGAATCAGAACTTGGTAGTGTTTTTGACAAAACAGTCTTTTCAATTGATGTGTCAGCACGTAATTTTGCTAATTCTTCGTTTTGTTTTAGTTTTTCGTCCTGATTTTGTTGATTCATCATTGCTTTCATCTTATCAAGGTCCATTCTCTCGTTAGCTTCCTTCTCTTTTCGAGCATTTTCTTGTGCTCTAAGGTCTAACTCCCTTGATCTTAGTTTAGCAATTGGATCATTGTCAAATTGTGAAGTAATTTTTTGCTCTTCCTTCATAAATTCTTCCATCATGTCTGCAATTAGTTGAGCTTTTCTTGCTTCAATTTTCTGAGTCATCTGCATAACTTGCATTTGAATCTGTTGAGCCATTGCTGGGTTCTGTTGTGCCTGCATTTGCATCTGTTGAAGTTGTTGCATTTCATCTCTGTACTCTAATTCAACTTGTTCTTGTGCCATTAGACTAATATGTTCAAAAACATTTTTCTCTAAACTTGCCATAACCATCGGATTATTTCTAGCCATGTTAGTTGCCATAAAATTTAAGTGTGAAGTAATGTGTGATCTATGATCTTGACCTGGAAAAGCTTGAAACTGTTTACCACCTAAAGCATCAATGTGTTCTAACGCCGGATCTTTTGGCATTGGTTGCATTGGTTTAATTAAAACAGAATCAATATTCTTTACACCTAATGCTTCATACATGTTTCTATATGCTTGATACAGATTATGCATTTGCGGATTAGATTGTGCCAGTTGGAGTTCCGTCTGCGCGAGGGAAATACGCTGTGTTTGAGAAAAAATGTTAGGGTCAGCAACTGGCAATATATCTACCCGATCATCAAAGTCTTGTTGTTTAATCATTCTTTGACCCCCAACTACATCATACGGATATTCTTGAGGTAGATATAACTTGAATACTCTAGCCATAATTCTAAATTCATTTTTCAAAGCTGAGTAAATTCTTTTGTGAATCGCAGACATAGTTCTAGAACCACGCTCTAGTAAAGCTACTGTTGTTCCTACTGCCGCTTGTTGATTTCCATCACCAACTTGTAGATCTGCAATTGATGCAAATCTTTGACCTGCATTAACTACAACTCCCATTAGTGATAACAAAGTTTGTGATGGTTCTTTAAATGGTAACATCATAAACGAATCTCTTAAATTTCCACCAGGTGCATCTACATCTCTAAACTCACCAGGTTGAATTGATTGTGCATCATCTCTAATTCTAATACCACGTTGTTTGAATCCAGCAGGTAAGTTAGATAAAGTTCCTGCATCTAATAGTTGTCTAAGTGCACTTGTTGCAGTACGTGATAAACCACCAATCATATGAATTAAACCAAAACCATAAAAACCTAGTCCTGGTAAAAATTTGAAATGAACAAAATATTGTACCTTTTTCTTCAAAGGATCTCCTACTTCATAATTTCTTTTAATAGAAAGAATCTCACGTGACCCTTCTTCTAAAGTTACAATGTAAGGTATTTTAATTCCTGAGGGCTCACCAGTCTCTGGATTCTCATCTTCAAAACCTTCTAAGTCTAAATCCACATGACATTCTAATATTGTATAAACATCTTCTTCTCTTGATTTACTTGTGCCTTCTAATTCTCTTTCTTTTTTGTCAATGTCGGATTCACCTGCGATTGGTTTTCCTAACTCAACGTCCCTGTAAAAACCTGCTACTTGTTGTTTTTTTAAATCGTTTTCTGAAACTTTTATTCGATGAATAATTGCTTCCGCATCATCTAATGAGGTAGCTGTGTACGGAACAATTAAATCATCTGCCGGAACAAATTTTGATACTGCTCTTTGTTCCATGTCATCATAGTAAACTTTTTTAAAAGCAGAACCTGCAAGAGGGAGATTAAATAACATTTGATCAAACTCTGGTTCATACTCTTTCATCTTTTCCATGATTTCATAATTCATAAAATCTTTAACACGAGATGCTTGTTGAACTTTCTCTGGTGTAGATAAACCAATTACTTGTGTTCTAACTGGACCATCTGCCGGTAATAATTCTTTATATGCTAATGCTTGAAATTGAGTTACTGCTTCTGCAAGAACTGGGTGTGTTGCACCTGAAGCTCCTTGGAAAGGTTCTGTTCTGTTACTGTATTTAAAACCTAAAAGGTCTAGACCTTGAATATAAGTTTTCTCCCATTCTTTTCTTGATGAAGTATAATCCATATACTTACCATTTAAGTCTGAAGCTAAACTAGCTAATACATCATCTGGTAAAAAGTCTGCAAGGTTTGCGTAATGCTCATCACCACCTTCGGGTGTAGCAGCGGCTGGATCTAAATTTATATCAACGGATCCATCTTCATTTTCTTGAATATCAACTGGACCAAGAGATTCTTCTTGTGCTTCAGTTTCTTCAATTACTTGTTCTTGAACTTCTTCTTCACTAGGAAGTTCGAATTCTTTTCTGACTTCGTTGGGAAGTGCTTTGTCTATATCCGCCATTTATTTTTTCTCCAGATTGTTTGACTGTTTTAACAGTATTATAATTAATATTCAAGCCCTGAGGCGTGGGTCCGGACTCAGGGGGTAATAAGTGTTTCTTTGGGTATTTATTCATCATAAGTGTATTTCTTCATATCTTCTAAATCTAGGTCATCAATATATTCTTCAACATCTTTAAGCTTGCCTTCTGCATCAGGTCTTACGCTTGCTTCATTATAAGTCACGCCTCCGGTCTCAGGGTCAGTTTCTAATTCTATTTCAATTTCTTTATAGTTAGGATTATCAGGATCATCAAATTTTTGAATTGTTGTTTTATTACCTTGTTGTGTAACAACATAATCATCTAATCTATATTGATCAGCAAATTCATCTGCTCTATTACCGGTAAAGTTTTTCTTTCCAAAGGTCACAACTTTAGTAACTAAGTCTCCAATAAATTCAGGAATACCATCAGCGCTTCTTTTAACTACTTCTGCAACTTTAGGTGCAGCAACCATTGCAGGTTTTAAAAACTTACCTAAAACAGGTATTGATGCAATACCTGCAGCAATTTTCATAAACTTTCTTTTTGAAGGATCATCAGGTCCATCTGCAAAACCCATACGTCCACCTGCCGCCATATATTGTGTTGGCATTTCTTGACCAGTGAATCTTTTACCTGTTATTAAATCTTTTAAACCACTCATACTAATAGCTCTTGCTTTAGCAATATCTGCTTCTTGTGATTCTCTTTCAAGTTTTCTTCTAGCTTTAGCAGCTTCAAATTTTTCTTCTGCTTCTTCTCTAGTTAAATCTGATTTAACTTTTGGAGTTTCAAAGTCTGTATCTAACATTGATTCGTCTTGAGCAATTTGATCAGTCATCTCTGCTTGTTTAACAACAGATCTTGCTTCTCTTTCTTCAGGAGATAGAGCCATTAAATCTTTTGCAGAACCAATTAAATTAGTTCCAATCAAACCATACTCCAGGGCTTCGGCAACAGGTCTCCCTGCTTTCAATGCTTCGTAAGTATCATCGGCTGCAATGTAAGTACCAATTGGACCTAATGCTTTTAAACCTAATGTAAAATATTTTTTCTTTGCAATATCATCAGGAATGTTTTTTATTCCTTGCGCTATTTGTTCTAGACCTGGAAGTAACTTTGAAAAAAGTTGTCCTGATCTTACTGCAGGTAATCTTGAATCAATTAATTCTTTAACTGCTTGGTCATCTCCTTTTTTAACTAATTGAACAGCCTTTTTTAAATTAGGTTGTTTAATTTTAGCAACATCTTTTTTAGGACCTGCTGCTACAAATCTAACATAGTTTTCTATTGTATTTCCCAATCTTTTTTCTACATCAAAATCTACAGCTTTTAAGTTTGTTTCTTTAATTAAATTTTTACTTAAATTATATTTAGGTAATTTATTTCTATCAACTGTTTTTAATTTTTTAGCTACGTCATCATAGATTTCATTAATAGTATTTAAAGATTGTTTAGCTGCTTTATTATCACCTAACTTAGCAGCCTCTTTAGCTGTTCGTAATTCATTTTTAATTGTTTTATAAATATTATTTTTTGCTTTTGCACCCAAAACATTAAAATTAAAATCTTGTGTAGTAATACCTACTTTTCTTAAAGCATCTGGATCTTGAGTAATTGTTCCAGGAGTAATTCCTTGAAAATGTTCAAAACTTGGAGTCAATGATGTAGGTACATCAAATGCTCCTCTTACTTTTGAAAACTGTATTGCTTTTTTTAATCTTGCATCAACTTGAGCAGGTGTTAGATCTTTATAGGTATCAGGATCTAAATTCATTAAATCTTTTTGTGCTTTTTTATATGCTCCAAAACCTTTTTCAGTTTTAGGTGTAGAACCTTTTGGTCTAGTTCCTTTTACTACTTCTTCAATATTTCCTAATTTTTTTTGAGTTAAATAGTATCTATATAGCTGTGCATTTTTAGCCTTAGTTATTTTATTATCATAGGGAAGACCAGTAATCTCAGTAGCCATTTGTGATATAGTTTTTTTATTATAATTATTAGCAAATAATTTTTCTTCTTTCGGTGTTAAATTTGTAGTGCCACCTTTTTCTACTTTAACTATATTTGATTTTATTTTTGGATCTAATTTTTCTAAAGATTCATTTATAATATAAGCATCAGGTAAAGTTCCAGTTTGTTCTTTAACAATTTTTTGAATATTGTCTACATTTAAAGGATATTTTTGATCTGGATATAATTTTTTATTTTTATTAAAATCTTCTATGTCTTTCTCTAGAATATTTTTAATTACATTTCTTCTTTCTACATTTATACCTCTAGTCGTTCTACCATCTACTTTAGCAGATCCTGCTTCGGCAAAGTTTTCTCTAGTTTCTGTTTGAGGTGTAGATGGTCTTGTTAACCAAGACATCATTTGATTGTAGTTTGCTATCTTATTTACTTCAGACATTAAAGTCCCATCAAGTAGTTTAGGCCGCCTTGTGCATTTTTACGTCTAGATGTATTTTTAAATGTTTCAATAATATCTCCTGGGTCCATTCCTTTTTCTAGCATCTTATAAGACTCTTCTATAGTTGCTAGTACTTCGGCTTTTCTTTGTGGATTATCATCAACTAAAATTCTATCTATTAATGCATCATCTAATCCTGGAAACCTTTGTTTAAGTTCAAATCGTTCTGCAAGTTTTGGTGCACCTAAAGATCTTAGTCCTTCTAACTCTGTACCTATATCAAATGTAGACAGTTCATCAATCTCATCTTGAGTCATTAATTTTTTATCACCAGACATTTCCATCTCGTCCATTTTACTTTGTAAAAATTGTTTTCTACCTTTTTCACCTGGTCCTGGATCTAGTTTACCTTTTTTATATTCTAGTTCCATATCAGCTATAAATTCTCTACGATCTTTTAAAGCTTGTTCAGCTTCACCAACAGTACCATCATTCATCCAAGTTTCACTATCACCTAACTCTTCTTCATAATCTCTAATCTCATCATCGGTTAATTGTCTTTTTGGATTAGGATTTCTTGTTTCAAAGTCTTCAAACGCTTGTACATCTTTAGGTCTATCCATTTCATCAGCAGTTTTCATAGTGCCTTTACCAAATTTTTTATTTAAAGCTTGTACTAACTTTTGAATTCCTTTTGGTAAACTACCCACTGCATAACCTATTCTGCCGCCCATAGCTTTTTTAACTCTAGCTACTTCATCAAAAACTCTTTCATAAAAATCTACAGTCTCATCTATATCAACACCTTCGTCTCTAGCGTTTGATTTAATCTTTGCAAGTGTAGTTGCAAAGTCATCTGATTTAGTTCCTGAGTACA